GTTTTCATGAGGCCTCCTGTGTAGCTTTGGCGCGAGCCGCCTTCAGTTCTTCTCGGGTGGCGAGGCGCTTGGTTCCAAATGCACCGCGAATCAGCAGCGGCTCTTTCTCTCGCCACTTCGTTGCCTCGCCGTAGTAGAAATTCTTGGGCGAGTTTCCGTTCCATGAGGCAGTGACGCGCTTTGCTTCGTGGTCAACGCTGACAATGCGAACCGTCCAGACGCCGACCGTGCTCATGGTTGTGTTTCCATGCTTGTGGCGATGAACGTCATAGACCACCATGCCGGGCTTAAGCTTCTCGAATTTCATGACCCCTCCCGTGGAGTGCTGGCCGTGGCCTCGTGATCGACGCAGCAGCGAGTAACGGCAACTACGCCGCCTGTGTGCACATGTTTCCCAGCCAGTTCTCCAGACGATGGAAGGCCCGCATCGACTGCTGCGTCCTCGCACCGGGCACAGACAATCCGGTCATCACCGGGCGCATCCAAGAACGTGAACTTCTTGGTACCGGTCATCGCGTTGCCGCACCAGCAGTGGACGGCAATGTGCGAAGGCCATCGCTCGCTGATCTTGTGTGTCGTGACGCGGCGAGGTCGGTGAATCAAGACGGCGCGGCTGTTCTCAACGAATGGCTTGCACGACACCCACGGGATCTTCTTGCCGCGCAAGTCCTTCTCTTTTTCGAGAGCAATCACGATGCATCCCCCTGGCCGGCGACCTCAAGACGGGCGAGGCGTGCGCGCAGTGCAGCAGCCTCGCGCTCGCGCAGTTCCTCCCGGCGCTTCGCCTCTTTTGCCTTCAGCAGCTCAAACTCGCCGTGGCCGATGCATCCGGCATTGAGCAATTCGACGGCGGACACGAAGTCGCCCAGGGTCTGCTGCGGATGCGAGGACCACTCGCGGCCAACGCTCAGCACGGGCGGCTCATCGCAGCCGTTCTCCTCGGCGTCTGCCGTGAGCCAGCAGCCCGTTTCGGTCACGATCACGAGCGACACATCAAACCGGCCGTTTGTGTCGGTGAACGCGGCTCGGATCGTGTGCCCGACAAGTTGGTCAAAGTCGGTCAGGCGCTCATTCACCGGCAGGACGATAGGCTCCGGAATCGGGTCGCCCAGAAGGTCTACATTGCTCATCTCAATCTCCTGTTTGGTGGGCCGGCACGCCCTGTAAGCTACCCGCCGCGATCCCGCAGCAGGCGCCGGCCCGGTGAGGGTTCAGGCCGCCAGAACCCAGCCCTCGGGCTGGCGCTGGTAGCGAATGCGGCCGGCTTTGCGAAGGGCCTGCAGACGGCGGTCGATGACGCGCCAAGCTCGCTTCTTCTCCCTCGCCATCTTTCCGGTGTTCTCTGCGTCAGCAATTTTCTGGGCCTCATCCAAGATGGCGCCCGTTTGCATAGCGGAAAAGCTCAGCGCTCCGGCGCGTGCAGAAATGGCGGCCAAGATCGCGGTATCCAGCGCCGTGTAGTCATTTTTCATTCGGTTCTCCATTCAGGCCGCAAGCGCCACCCTGGCGCCGGCAGTAGGGGTGTGCGAATCGGCGACGATCAAGCCGCCGTGTCGCATGACTTCGGCCTTGATCTCCGCGACCAGCGATAGCAGCTCGGCCCGGCGCTCGCGCAATGCCTTGATGTCCTCGGCATAGTCCTCGCGGTTCAATCGGTCGATGAACAGTTGCGAGTCCTCGGGGAAGTCGGCGCAGTAGCTGGCAAAGTCCACCCACTCGCGGCCGGTGCAGTCCAGATGCCCGACAAGCTGCCAGCGATACGCAGGATCAAACTTGCCGCGCTGGATGTTGGCGAAATGCACCTTGTCGATGACGGACTTGATCTCAAGCGCGCCCTTGGTGCCGATCAGACCATCGGGCGAATCGCCGTGAGCTCCCCAGCAAAAGAAGCCGCCGTTCGTGACCGTGCTGAACGTCTCGCGCTCGTACAGCACGCGCCCGTCATGCTCCTGGGCGTGGCCGCGATCCATCTGGGCATTGGTGAAGCCGGCATTGATGGACTTGCGCCCGTTCAGCTGCTCCAGGGCGACGGTCAGCGCGTAGGCTTTGGCCGGCTCGCCGAACGTTTTGCCCAGGTTCGCCATGAACGTGGGCGCGTGCGAGTTCGTCACCTTGCCCAGCCGCAGCGCTTCCCATGCTTCGGTGTTCTGCGCAACGTCATGCCACTCAAACATTGCCGCCCCCGCATTCCTTCATCAGCTGCTCCTGATGGGCCTCGCTCATGGTGGCGTGGGCCAGCACAGAAGTCAGGTTTCCATCGCGCATGAATGCGGCCTTGGCGCGCTCCCAGGCCTTTGCGCTCTCGGGCGTCAACTGGCGCTTTTCCTCGGGGGCGTGGGCGCTGATCCGAAGGCCCTCCACGGTGCTGTTGCCGAAGCGCACCGAAGGATCAACAAACACCGTGATGCGCTGATTCGTCCAGTCCTCAATGAAGGCCGAGCCGGTGAGCTGCTTCATGGTCTTGGAGTTCGTGGCGTTGAGGATCATCGGCTTCAGCTTCTCGCCCGGCCGGATGAACTGCTCAACGAAATAGGCCGTGTTGAATTCGTCCTTGGTCTTCTTGGTCTTGTCCTTCTCCAGCGTCACGCGCTTGACCGTCAACACCGTGGGCTCCACGATGTCGGCGCTGGACAGGTAAGGCGAATCGAACGCCTTTCGATAATGCGTCTTAGCGTCGGTGCTCATGTAAATCTCCAGTCAAATCAGCAGGGCCGCAGCCGCTGCAAGAAGGATTGCGGCAGTCAGGCCCATGCCAGATGCCAGGATGCTGATTGCCTCTTCGGCGGTGTCGTCGAGCTTCATGGCTTCGATGCCCACAGGACCAGGGCCAGAAAGCCCCAGGCGAGCACGGCCCAGGTGATGGCTTTCGCGTGGACCATGCGGCGCTTCCAGTTCATCCGGCCAGCGCGCTTGGGCTCTTCCATCAGCGACATAGCCAGGGCCAGCACGCAGCCGGCGGCGAAGTCCAGCGCCGGATCAAACCAGCGGCGGGCCGGAGCGACTGCCAATAGGTCGGGGTCGCACATCGAGCAGTCAGGCGGCGGCATGGCCTCGACAACCTGCTGAGCCGTTGTCTTGCCCCACAGGGCACCATCTGGCGTGGCATTTGCCAGCCCATATCCGTAGTAAGGATCTTTGTGCTCAATGCCGGACTGATGCCGATTGCTATTTGCCCACAGGGCGGGGTTGGGGCGGTCTGTCATGCTGCCTCTCCCACAATGCCGGCCGTCTCGTCAACAGCAGCGGCTTGCTTGGCATCCAGCACCCATGCGCCCTGGTAGTCCGACACGCGCTTGAGGAAGGCCGCGCCATCGCTATGCAAGCGCGCCATGTCCTCGCGGTGGCCCCGGCTCAGCTCGGCCTGCCAGCGGTCAAACAGCACCGGGGAAATCCAGTCTTGCGGGTCGGTCCACATGCCGTTGATGAAGACGCTCAAGACCTGGGCCTCGTCGTCTACCAGCTCATATTCGACATTGACCGAAGCCTTGCCGAGAGGCATGTAGGCGGTCTTGATGATGTGGGTGCGGGTCATTTCGACACCTCGACAGGCTTGCCGTCCTTCAGCGCGTACCAGACGCCGGCATTGATCTCGTCGCGCCCAACGATGCCAGCCCACACCGCGACGATCTCGCCATTGTCATTGCGTTCGACCAGCATCAGCGCGCAGCCATCCGGGGCGCGCACCTTGCCGGCATAGCCGGTGCTGATTGCCGTCGCGTGAAGCGTCTTTCCGTCGTCTGCTGGCTTGATCTCGCTGGCGGAATAGTTGCCTGTCGTGAGGCTGGCCGATCTGTCGCCCGTGGCGCTGCTGGCCGATCTGTCGCCCGTGGCGCTGCTGGCCGAGCTGTAGCCCGTGGCGCTGCTGGCCGAGCTGTCGCCCGTGGCGCTGCTGGCCGAGCTGTAGCCCGTGGCGCTGCTGGCCGAGCTGTAGCCCGTGGCGCTGCTGGCCGAGCTGTCGCCCGTGGCGCTGCTGGCCGAGCTGTAGCCCGTGGCGCTGCTGGCCGAT